AAACGTCAGGCCCGGAGGGATCGTCTGCCCGATGTTCCCAGGCAGGCCATCGACCGTCGATCCGCCCTGCGCAAAAACCACAATATCATTTGCCGAGGCATTTTGCACAACCCTCAGCACACCACTTTTCGCCGCAGGCAGCACCACACCTGCATTCGGCGCACTCGCCACACTAACGACCGACAAAGTGTCGGTGAGGCGGATTGAGTTAGCAAGACTTCCCCCCGCCGTCGCCGTAACCGCAGGCGAAATAGACCACTGAGGATTGGCAGTAACGGCGTTCAATTCCGTTCCGTCAATCAGCCTATATCCATCAACGAAAGGCGTAGGGGAAGTCATCTCAAGCTCCTCAATTCACCACAATCGGCGGCACATTGTCCTGCGCCTGCTTTGCGGCTTCGGCCTTCTCGACGCTCAGGACGTTCGCCAGAATGCCATTGAGCAAGCCATTCGCCACCGCGTCGAAAACTTCCTGCCCGGTGGGCGGGCGACGCACTTCTGGCACCTCGGGAACAGCCGGGGCGCCGGGAGAGCCGGGGTTGGCGGGCGTCACGACATTGCCTTCCTCGTCAAGCACCTCGTCGGTCGGCGGGACCGCAGGCACCTCGGGAACGCCGGGGACGTATTCCTGCACGACAATGCCGTCAGGAAAATACAGCTTCGCGTAGGCGACCGTGATGCGGTCGATGTCCGCGTCCGAAATGGTCGCGCGGCTTTCGAGGGGCGCGGCGTCAATGTCGCGCTTCGATCCAATTCCAAAGTAGCCCATCAGGCGTTCCTTTCTTCGGTTTCTTCTTTGCGCGATTTCATGGCGTCGTCGAATGCTTCAAGAGGAGATTTAGCCGCCTCCTTAGAAGCGTCCTCGATCTTCTTGCGGAAGTGCAAGCCCGCTTCCGCAGCCTGCAAGCCCGCCGCCTTCACGGCAACGTCGATGAGATTGATGAGGACGGTCGCTTCGTCGGTGTTCAGTTCGATTTTCATTTGTTTCTCCGAAGTGTCCGGCCAGTCGGAGACGCACGGGGCTGGCCGGACTTACTCCCCGTGCGTGTTCGGTTACGGCCACGTAGCGATGGCGACGCGCTTCCACGTATCGGTTGCGGTGCAGACGTAGATGTAGCCGCTGTCGTAGCGAAGGTCGCCCGCCGTTCCGGTAGCCGTCGCGCTTGCGGGGGCCGTGCCTTCCATCTGTATCTGGCCATCAATCGTGGCGAAGCCGCTATCGTCCGCCGACCTAACTTGCAATGTCGCAGCAGAGCGTTTCAGCGCGGGGAAGCTGGTCGTGCCGCCGCCAAACGTAAGCGTGATGTTCCCGCCCGCCAAAACGAGGTTGTTGGAGGTCTGAGTAAGCGAAACACCACCGCCGCCAGAGGACGATCCTCCTAAGAAGAAACTGCGCCCGGCCGCTACAAAGAAATGCCCGCTTGCATCGACGCCTGCACGAACCGAGCCGTTATTCAAAAATTGGATTTGGCGAACCGAGCCAGTGCCCGCGTTTTCAGTCCCGATTTGCAGAACATTGCTCGCCCACTTGACGACGCCGCGCTCATAGTTCGCCGCGTCGGTGTAGGTGTTGTAGACGTTGAACGTCTGCGCGTTCGCACCGTTGCGCAGCGCGAGGGTGTTGGCGGCGTCGCGGTAGAGGCTCACATCACCGCCGAGGCTGAAATATCCCGCGTTGTTCGTTAGCTGAACTATCGATGTGGCATAAACGCCAGACGACGAAATCACGCTCCCGGCAAACGTAGCGTTAAGATTGCTACCAATCGTCAGCGCCGTCGCAAGAGCATTCTGCGCCGTCCCGGTCGTTCCCGCAGGCGCGACTTGGAAGATAATGCTGCCGCCAGCGCCGGTGCCGGTGCCGCGCGAGCCACGGATCGTGAAATTCGCGCCCGCCGTGTCCAGTGCGCCGGGTGTAGCACTCTGAACCTGAAGGATCTGAGGGACAAGTGTGGTGGCGTCGATGTTGCCAAGTTGCAGGGTGGCGGTGTTGGCGCGGGTCAGGAAAGTATCTGCCGTCGTCAGGATCGGCTCGCCGGACGAGAAGCCTAGAAAATTGCCCCCGTGAATAGTAGTGTTGCCGTTGACGATGCCGAGCCGCGTCGATAGAGTTCCGCTTGTATTTCTCGTCGCAAAATACAGATCACCAATGCCGCCGCCCGTGCGGCTTGTGAACCTAGCCGAAATGCCAGCCGTATATCCGGCGGTCGTAGCAGAACGAAACCAAAGCGAAGCAAGATTATTGTTCGTATTGTCGGCGTTTATTAGCTCGAAAGCCGAGTTGCTGTCAGTCGACCAAGTCGTAGATGAGCTATCCCTCCGAACAATTGCGGTAGACGCCTTGGTGACGCTAAATCTCGTAACCCCTCCAACCTCCAAATCAAGCAGCAGCGAACCCGCCGCAGACGCCGTGTCGGTCGCATTGAACCGCAGCCCGGTGAACGTCACGCCCGCCGCGTTCCAAGTCTGCGACAGGTCGAGGACAGGCTTGTCAGTCGTCACCGTCGCGCCGGTCAGCGTCAGGGAGCGATTGGCGTCGTCCCACGACGTGCCGGACATGCCTGCAAACGAGCCGCCATTGTTATATTGGACTGTCAGCGACGCACCGCCCGGCGAACCGCCTCCACCTCCGCCACCAGTCCCAACAATGTCGAACGTCCCGGTGAACGGATTGAACTGCCAGCTCATCGTATTAGCTCCGCGTCACAGAGATAAGATTGTTCGATCCGTCATATGCGAGGGTTAGGGTGACAAGCGTTGTGCCGCCTGCCCCACCAACTTTATACACCACTCCCGTCAAATTCGACCCAGTGTAACTCATGCTGATGTAATCATAGTTCGCGGGGGCAAGTGGGCCGAAAGCCACGACTGCCGGGGCATACGTGCCATCCCCCATCGGGACAAGCTTTTCGCCCACCCCCGACTGATACGGATAGTAAGTTGCGTCTGCCATCGAGGCCTCTCCCAAAAAATGATCTAAAAGTCTGCAAGGCGAAAGGACAGGTCAATTCCTGCCCCGGCGAGTCGCCTTGCAGAAGCGCCTTAGTTGTAGGCCCAGGCGTAAGTGGTCGCACCAGCGGTGTTCGTGCAGACCACCACGCGCGTCACGATGCCCGTGCCGCTGACCGCGCCGCCATACACGCCAGTCGCATACGCCGTGCCGTTCGAGACACTCGCCAGAGCGCCCTGGAGCGCAGCGGTGCAAGTCGGCAGCGTCGCGATGGTGTAGGTCGGAAGCTTAATGCTGCCCGTGACCGTCGGGCTCGTCAGCACATACGCCTTGAGCTGGCTGGTCGAAATCAGTTCCGTCTGCGGATTAACGCCGTTCGGAAGGTTCGTATCGGCCGGGACCGCCTCATTACCCGTGAGCGGGAGAGTCGCCACATTGCCGGTCGTGGGGGACGAGGTGGCCGGGGGATAGTTGGGGAACTGCCCCGCCGCATACGCAGCGGAAGCGCACACGAGCGCCAGCAGTCCGCCAAAGAGCGCAAATTTCTTCATGATCGCCTCTGGGTTTATCGCAGCGCTTCAACGCGCTTCACAAGGCACCGCGCCGCGCGCAGCTCGCCTCCCCATCAAGGTGTCACATCGCAACCCGAGGCGCAAGGGGGAAGGGGCAAGAAAAGGCTGAAAATGGAATTAACGCTGGAACAGGCCAAGCGGCCTGTCAGCCTTATAGAAGCGGCATTCGCTCCATCCAGTGCAGCGTCGGGATGATCTTGTCCCGCTCCGCACGGAGAATCGCGTCTTTCAAAGTGACCTCAACGAGGGCCTCATTGTGCTCCCTCGTGAGGTGCCGTGCGGCCACAATTCCCAGCGGGGGTTTGTCGGGCCAGATCATTTCCGCCACAGGAAAATACAAATCCCGTAATTGCGTCCGACCCTCATCCACATTCGACAACTTGCACTCAATTATCACCACCCGCTTCGCCCCGACGATCAGCAAGTCCATCTGGCAATGCCCCGGCCCATTCAAATCCCGGAACTCCACCCATTGCCCGTGCTCGGCCCTCGGAATAGCGGCGGCGAGGGCTTTTTCGTAGCGCAGCCCCGCCGCTTTGGCCCCTCTCGGCCTGGACTTCGGGATATGCGCCGGCCGGAGGCAAAGGGCCGCGTATTGCAGCCCACAAATCGCCCTATGCGCCATGTCGGGGTCTCCGCGGCAAATTCGCTACTTTTTTGTCTTGCACCCAGACCAAAATCTTCCCGCCTCGGACCTCCGCGACGAGTTCCCCCTGCGCCGGATCGAACATCAAAAACCCCTTGGCTTGGAGGGGCGGGGCCAAATCACTTCCAAGGCGGATGTATGCCAGCTCATGCCCCACCGGGCGAAGTTCATACCTCGTGGACGGAGCCATCGGCACAGCAGAATCTTCTTCGTTCATTTTTCTCCCCTGATCGCGGAATGTTTACCACACTTTGTCACAAATTGCAAGCACCAAATTGCCGGCGGCCCTAACGGGCCACTCACTCTTGCCCGTTGTGTTCTTCCCCGCTGCCTTGCAGTCGTTGCAGCGCCGCGCGAAGCGCATCGCGTTCCGCAGCCTCTCGGGCCGGGCGGTCGGCATTTGCGAAACGGGCCTCTTGAATCGCTTCTGGCGGGGGTTGCGTGCGGGTCGGAGGGATGTAAGGCTCTCCGTCCAGATCGAATTGGACCGAAGTGGGGCCTTGAGGTGGTAGAGCCGCGGGCGCCTGGGTTTGGGGCGGGGAAAGCACTTGTTGGGCCGAGGCCCCGTCGGGGAGAGGGATCACCTGGGTTGGTGTGTCCCCCTCCCCCTGCGCGTTCACGAAATTGATTTGAAGCGCAAGGCCGCCGTTCGGCCCCAGCGTCAGGGCCGCCTGTTGCTTCGGCCCTCCCTTGGCCGTGGGGATCGAGCGATCCGCCATCGTCGTGAACAATTCAAGCAGCTCTTTTTTCGTAAATTTTTCCGGCGCGTCTTCAAACCGATCTTGCAGTTCTTCAAGCACGCTCGTCCCGAGCGCCGCCATCCGCGAATGCACATCCACATAAACTTCGTGGAGTTCCTCGGCGTAGAAACTTACAAGTTCCTGAAACGCCGGGTCGGCTTTGAGCACACTCACCCTCGCCACCGTCAAGCCGCTCAGTTGCGAACATTCCATGAGCGACTTTCCACTCGCGACCGCCTTGGCGAGCAGGTGGTGGTTGTAGCGGAGCGCCTTGATCGTAGGGGCGGCCCCCGCCCCCTCCGTCCACATTTCCGCAATATCGCCCCCCGTCAATTCCTTAACCAGCCTGTAGTCAAGCGGGGCGGGGCGGCGGCCTTTTCCGGGCGGGGCGATGAACATCTCAAAGCTCCTTGTCGGGGGTTTCGCGGGACGCGAAAGGCGGGGCGATATACATGTCAGGACTCCATTTGGCTCGAACGCGAATGGGTTAGTATGGCTCGCAGGATATGGGAGTGCAAGGATTTTCGCCCGAAGGGCGGAATGGAGCTTATTTAGACCCATCACCTAAAAATTCACTACCATCAATTTGGGACGGGCAAAGCATTACACCCTGGGCCTTCTGGGCCAGTCCCCCGGTCCGCCTTGCAGACCAGCATTTGTAAGAAAAAGCTAGGGGCGACCCAACTGGCCACCATGCCACTGGCGACGCCCCCTTATGGCACGAACAGCGGGGGACTGTCAACGGGCTAGGGCCATTGGCGACTCGCAAGGCGGGGGGCCTATCGCCGCAGCCCGACTGATGGCGGGCGGAAGGGGACGGCATTGACGCGGACGAAAGGCAATCGGCGGACGAACGGGCGCCACCACGGCCCGCAAACGGCCCGCCCATTCACCGATCGGTGGTGCCCGCCACTATCCTACCGGCGCGCGCCGCCACGCATGTGAGGTGCCTTTCCGTCAATCGTTACCGCCACGCTTTCCCGCCGCGTTCCGCGCCCCCTCACGCCTTGCACCTATCGGCCCGTCGCCTTGCGCCCCCAGACGCAAAAAAAGCCCACACAAGGCGGGCTTTCCTGTCACCAGCGGAAAAGGGGGCGTTGCGCCCCCTTCCCTTACATCAGGTCCGAAAGATCAAACTCCACCTTCGCGGCCTTCTTCTTTCGATCCGCGAACTCCTTTTCCACGATCGCCGCGAACCGATCATTCTGCATGACCTTCGCCAGCAGCGCGTCGAACGCTTCTTTTTCTTCCTTCTTCGAGCGCTTCGGCAGAACCTTGCCCTGTTTGCGGGCCTGCGCCTCGAGCGTCTCGATGGCGATTTCACGACGGAGCTTGTCATCGGGGGACATGCGCGACCCGCCGCGACGCGACGCGGGCTCAATCCCCTCACAAATCGCCTTGAACATTTCCGCCTGCATGGCGGCGCAAATCGCCTCTGCGGTGGACTCGTCCCGACCCCATTCCGCAAGGCCAAGGCGCGACGCCTCATCGGCGATTTCCTCATCAGACCAGTTGGCGGTCTTTGACGTGCCCAGAATCCCCGCCTTCACGCCCGCAATGGAATTTTTGATTTTCGTCGAAAAACCCAACGTGGCGAGCGCCGCCCGCGACGACTCCGGAAGGGCATCCCATTCCACCGAATGCCCCGCGAAAGAAAGAACGATGTTATGCATTTGAAGGCTCCTTTTTGAATGACGCCCCTTGCGTCATGTCGCAGTTATAGAACGCCCCCGCCGGGGGAGTCAACAGGGAAATTCCCGAAAAATAATCTGCCCTACAAGGCGTTCCGCCACAAGGGGGCGAGGCACGACATAACTGGCTGCAAGGGGGCGATGGCCAGTCGTGGTGGCGCGGCGGCGCATTGCGTCGGGGACGGCAGAAATGGCCGGAGCCGGGAAATGGTGACAATCGTTAATGGGCAAAATGGTTTATCGTTAATGGTTGGTATCGGCGGAAAACAAAAATGGTTTATGCAATGGGATAACAAAATCTCGACTTATCTATATTTGGCGAGTAAATGGTTTTAAGGTTAATCCCATCACCTACTCAATAGCCGATGGACCTAACCTACAAACCAATTCATGTAGACCTTTTTACAAACCAATTCATGTAAACCTTTTGGCACAGGCAGACTCCTTTTGGCAGATTCCTTTTGGCAGACTTTTTCCTTCAGACTTTTCCTTGCAGATTTTCTCTTCCTCTCCCAGACTTTTCTCTTCCCCTCTATTCTCCTTAAAATTTTTTAAAAAATCTTGAATTTAGAAGGTTAGGCCCCTTTTCCCCTCTATAGTCTATTTTTTTTATATACTAAACATACCAGAAAAAGGGCCCTCATAAAACTTAGACCCACCGGACCCCCCAACTATAAGCAAGTCAAGATTTTGTTACCCGATTGCATCTACCATTTTTATCGCCCCCCAATATAATACGCCCATTGGCAATTTCCGCCATCACCCGCTAACAATTCCCCTAACCACCTCAACCAGCAGGAGCCGCCAATGGCCATCACCCAGCAGCGCATGGAAAACCTCGTCCTTGCCGCGCTCGCTTACAAAACCCAGACCGCCACGATTACAAAAACGCTCCATTCCCAAATTGCCGCGCTCCCCCCATCACCGACCCACGAGCAACTCTTGGAACTCATCCAGATCATGCAAAACTGCCTCGCCATCACGCAAATCAATAGTGAGCACGCGGAAACAATTGCAAGGGAACATGAACATATCAGGCTGACCAAAAACAAAAACCGACGAATCGCGGAATACATGCGCCGTAAACGCGCCGCCGATCCTGCCATAAAGCCAGCGCCCCATACCGCGCCGCGGAACCTGGGGGAAAAAACTGTCGAAAGATTTTTTGTCGGGCAGGCGACCGCGCAAACCTCGGAACTCGCGAAATTTAAACTTGCGCAAAACGATATGGCCTCGACAGTTAACATGCCTGCCCCCTATCCGCAATGGCAAGATGACACAATTCCGCTTCTTCCCGAGCACATTCCAGTCGCAAGGCACAAGGAACTTCTTGAAGGCAAACAAATACTGCAAACCACCACCTCAAGGCAGGTCACCACAAGGCAGGTTGAACAACCTGCCTCCACCCCATCCGCACTTTCCATCCGCAAACGCGCCATCAACGCCCAGCACCTCGCCGTGAACATGCCAGCCCCCTACACCAACCCCGACGATGACACAGAGGGGCTCTTGCCCGACCACTCCCCCGAGCAACTAACTGCAATGGGGGACGCAGAACTATTCTAACGCGCCGCGACCCACGCGCCGCGACCCAAAAGGCAACGGATCGCCACACCCACCCGTGCCACCGCAAGGACCATTCGTGCAAGGACCATAGTATAAAGAGGGGGCGATTCCACGCGCCCCCTTTCCCGCCACGCCTTCGCCCCCGCCACGCCTTCGCCACGTGGCCCCCCTTCCCTTCCTAATCCACCTATGCCATAATCCCCCCGTCCGGCATTCCGCCGGACCCGCAGACCCGCAAAGGACTATCTGCCATGTCGAACCAGTCTCGCCAAAAACATTTCAAATCCATCCGCCAAGCCTCCCGCCGCTGGGCGCATTACGAGGCTCAACCCACAGCTGTCCGCGAGTGGTTCCAGCAGTTCCCCATCGACCTGTGGCCCTCCAGCGCGCATCCCCTTTCCACCTCCGCGCAAACCGAGGCCTACACGAAATACCTCGCTGGACTCCGCGACGTCTGGGGCCCAGACCATCCTTCTGTCATCGACGCCTCGCAGCGCGTCACCGTCCGCAGAGGCAAGGTCTTCGAAATGCTCACCATTGATGATCTTGACCTATGAAACGTCTGCGTCACATCACCCCAAAACAATTCAAAGCCCTGCTTTTTGCAGGGCTTATTCGCCCTGCTAGCTTAAATGATGTGGAGGGGACGCAGCACAAGCGCCCTCTCTACCGCCACCCCAACACGCATCAATTTTTCGTTGCTTCCCCCAAACACAAGGAGCCTCCCATGCAAGTCCTCTCCCGCCCCCAACGCCAAGCCCTAGCGCGAGTCTACACCCACACCCAGCAAACCCAAAAGGCGCCTCTCACCTATCGCCAGTTCCGCCGCCTCGCCACCCCCACAATCGGCTGCGACGGCGCCATCACCATTCCCTTCGCTGGTATGTGGCTATGCATCGAACGCGACGGCTACACTCACAGTTAACCCCACGCGCCGCGACCCACGCGCCGCGACCCAAACCTAATTTACAAGGAGTTCCCCCAATGCCAGAATCTGTTCGCCCCCTTTCCACAATCGCTGCCGACATTCGCACTAACTGGCCTCAACCAAGCAACTACGCACTCCCCTACCTGCAAGCAATGTCCCGACTCACCAGCATCCACGAGGCCTACGGCCTCGACAGCGCAATCAGCGTCGTTGCGTATTTCCTCGCCAACGCTGCGACATGGCGAGGCCCTGCCGCCCGACGCATCAAGCAAGAACTGCGAGAAATCCTGCGTTCCACTGGCTACAAACTCTAAGACCGCAGGGGCTGTGCCCCTGCCACCACCAGCAAAGGCCCTATACAATGATCTCCACTTCCGAACCCTTGTCGTGAGACTCCAAATGTTTTCTTCTGACTCAATCGCCTCGCTCCATGCTCGCCTCCATGACTGCGACATGACCCAAGACGAACTCGCCATCACTCAACAGTTCATCAACTCCATCCGAGACGCCTCATGAAAAGCACCAGCATCACCACCGACAACTTTCACCTGTCCCTGCTCGGCAACGGCGCAACCCTGACTCTGTTCAACCGCACTACGCAAAAGGACATTTTCATGCAAGGTGACGACGCCGCACAGCTACTTGACGAAATCGAAATCCAATCCGCCGCAGGCCGCTCTTATGACGAAATTCTGGGCGAAATCTTCCACCAGCACTCCGAGGTCTAACATGCAATTCCTTGCTGAACTCACCGATACCATGCAAGGCCAAGCCAACTATTGCTGGGTCCACCGCGCCACATTAGACGCCCCTGCCAACGCAGCCACTCGCCTACTGGTGCGCCGCGCCAAGCGAGCACTTTCCCTCTCCAACAGTCGCCACACCCTCGCCTGGGACTGCGGCGAAATGCTCCGCCTCGACTTCCACAACTCCGCCACCTGCCTCCCTGCTAACAAAAGGCCCGCTGCCATGTCACTTGCATTCAATCGTGTTTTGCAATCTTTCCTCTGCCAGACCCCTCGTCGCCTCGGCAACTATTCAACAGACGGAGCCACACTTCACTACTACTGCTCTCCGATCCTTGTCCGTCACGAGAACGGCCAGATCACCATGTCCCTTTGCGGCAAGCCCTCTTTAACCGCAAAGCGCTGCCTCAACGAGTTCCTGCAAGCAATCGGAAGGCCCGAGAGGTTCCACACCATCAAAGGCCAACTCATGCTAGGTCACACCCCCGTTTCCGCCTCCGACCGTCTCCCCCTGCCCAACTCCTGAAAGGCCCCTGCCATGTCACAGTCCGAAATCATCCTCCATTCCGACGGCGCAATCAGCTTTTTGGGCGGCGACGCTATCGAGCTATTCCGCGCGCTCACTCTCCGCAACCACATTCAGTTGTATGCCAAAACCAAGCTCATCCCCACTCGCGGCATGGGCATTCGCAAAATGCTCGCTCTCGCCACCCAATTCACCGGCAACTCCTACACCACCAAGCAACTCCAAAATGCATGTAATGATCTGACAATCTGGATCGAAACCATGCGTTCCGCCCTCCCCGCCAGCAACACTGACGGGCAGACCCTCACCACAGCCCTGCCGCAAGACTGACGCAACCAACTTAGGCCCACCAGCAACTCAATCCCCGGTGGGCCTATCCCTTCCACCACCACCTCCACCTGCGAGTCCCTAACATGAACCTTCCCCTTTCCACCTCCACCGCCACCGAACTTTCCAAGCTCCTCGACATGATGCTCGACGGCAAGCCTTACCCTATGGACCGCGAAATCCTCTCCGACCTCCAGTCCGACCTCCTCGACGTGATCGACCTCGAGGCCGAACGCCAGCACCTCGAGCGCACCACCAATCCCGACGAGCCTCTTACCACCACCTATCGCGTTGATCGCGCCGACAGCCTCCACGTCCCCTGCGGCATGAACAGCATCCTTTACCTCGGCAACAGCGCCAAAGACGCCCAAGCGGCATTTTATGCCGCAGCCACCGGCCTCGACCCATTCAACAAGCCTAACCCAGCTTACGGTCTATTGCTTTCCCGCTGGAACGGCCAAACCTACATCATCGAGATCTCCCGCTTCCCCGGCATCACCGCATAACAAAAGGCGTCAAAATGCAAACTTTTCTCCCCCTCCCGGACTTCGCCGCATCTGCTCGCTGCCTCGACATGCGCCGCCTCGGCAAGCAGCGCGTCGAGACACTCCAAATCCTAAACGCTCTCACCAACCCATCTTACGGCTGGAACTCCCATCCCGCAGTCCACATGTGGCGAGGGCATATTCCCTCGCTCGTGCAATACGGCCTTGCTATTTGCGCGGAATGGACGCGCCGAGGCTACACCGACAACACTGGCCCTAAGATCGCCCAGTTCGTGCCTCCCGAAGACCCCTTTGCCCTGCCGCCCTCTTGGCTCGGCAATGCCGAATTTCACGCCTCCCATCGCTCCAATTTGCTCCGCAAAGACCCAACTCACTACATGCAGTTCAACTGGACCGAACCCCACGACCTTCCTTACATCTGGCCCACGCCCTAGCGGGCGACCCATCCCCAACAGGCAACCCAGGCGCCCGCGGCTCTGCATCCAAAAGGATTCCCTCATGCACTCCATCACTCACCAGACCACCTACTACCTCCTCGACCAGCCAATGTCCCTTCAATTCGAAATCGAGATTTACGCCCTTTCCTACGAGGCCGATCCTTACAACTGCGAACCTGGGGCCGGCGCAGACTTCCTCATCACCGAGATCTGCGAGTGGATCGACAAGCCTTGGAACAAAGACAGGCCGACCCTGCTAACAGGCGCTCAGGCGAAATTCCTGACAGACTTTTTCTGGGACGAAATCTGCGACCACGTGGCGCAATACAGCCGAGAGCACTAAATCATGGTCATGCTCACCGTCATGCTGCTCGCGGGGATCGCAGGTCTTTTAATCGGACTGGCCTTCTTCGCGCTTTTCATGCTGGAACTTTGGCTCCGGCGCTAACGCCACGGGCGCAAGGCCGGATCCCAAAAGGCCACGGACGCGGCAATAGTGCGCCCGTGGCCCGATGCGGCCATTGCGCCTTAGTCCCCCTTGTCTTAATCCCCCTTCCCTACGCCCCCGCTTTCGCCCTTGACGTTACGCCCCCGATTATGCCATGATCCCCCCTATGCCGGGATTAATCCCGTGCCCGTCCGCCATGTCATTTCCTGTCACCTTCGCCGGAGTCCACTATGACCGCTCCTTCCCATGCCATCACAGCCTTTTCCCGCAACGGGCGTTTGATCGCCCAGCTCATCACGCCGAAAGGCCATGCCCATGAAATTTCCTTCGACCTTTCTCCCGACGGTCTCCGCGCGTTTGCCAAGTTTCTTCAATCCCGTGAGATCGAGGCCGCAAAGCATCACACTCCCAAATTCGCTACCAAGTCCATCCCGATCCAGCACATGATCGACGCGACCAAGCTCACCAACGCAACCCAAAACGCCGACCGCGAGCGTTTCGCCCGCAAACCCGTCACTGAGCAACTCAAAGAACTTGAGCAGCTCTTCGAGAATTTCTAACCCCTGCCAACCAAGGAGCCTATCATGTCCCCCTCCGACATTCTTTCCCTTCTTTCCGCTCGCAACGCCTCAATCCAGATTTTCCGCATGTCCGAGCCCTACATTTCCCCCAATCAGTGCTGGTCTGTTCGATTTGAAGTGGAGCACAAGCAGGCGTTGCTAAGTGTCAAGGGCCTCGCGGGCAGCATGGACGAGGCCATCCTCGCCGCTTGGACTAAACTCGAGCCTTTCCTGAAATGACCCCCTCCAGCATCTTGGAACAAATTTCCGCCCATCTTGCTGCCTCTCCCCCTGCCACCCACGAGCAGTTTCTGCGGGGAGTCCGCAGCATGTATGAACGCCGCTATCGCCAAGCCTTGAAAGGTCAATTCACCTCCCTCTCCCCATCTGAAATCAAATCCATTCTTTCTCACATCAAGGAGCTTCTTAATGCCATCCGAGCACCTGCGCCGTGATGCCGCCCAACTTTCTCACAACCGGACGCTCGAAGAGATCGTCCGCATTTCCGACACGTTCGGCGCAGAGCACCTGCCTATCGTTGCTTTCGCCGCGATGAAAGCAGGTTTTACCGCCCTCCACGCAGCCTTGTCCACGGTCAATCCAGAATTTACCCGAGAAGCCGTGCTCGAAAGCTGGGTCAAAACCATGTTAGAGGAAACCAAAAATGAACGAGCCTGACAAGCCGCTGCGCGGATTTGCAGCAATGGACCCCGAAAAGCGCCGTAAAATCGCTCGAAAGGGCGGACTCGCAGTCCCACCTGAAAAACGATCTTTTTCCCAATTCCCTAACCTCGCTTCTGAAGCAGGCCGCAAGGGCGGAACCGCAGCTAAAAGGCCCCGAAATGACTAAACTTTCTGCTAACCGAGAACTCATGTCTTCCGCACTTGACCTCGTAAAAGCGTTATTCCCTGATTGTGGAATCCTAGTGCTGGTCGCCAGAGACAAAGGAAACGAAACAGAACTTCTTTCCGGTGCAAACCTGACGATCGAATCCCAGCGCACGGTTCTTTCTATCGCACAGGAAAACCTCAGCCCTCCCCCTGCTAACACAACCGTTCAATAAGGAGATTACAGCATGACATCTGCCCCTCTCGTCGGAATGCACTTCCGCCCCCCGGCTCGCGCGATCCTGAACGCACTTGGCGCAGGCCATCCCCTCTACCTTAAACCCGAGCCTGAAAACCCTTACGACCCCAACGCCATCGCGGTCTGGTTCGACGCAGAGACCATCAGGCATTCCCCCGACACTCAAACAGAACTCGAAACCACTCTTCCCCCGATGGGCGGAGACCTCGAAGAACTTTTTGACCGCCGTTACTGGCACATCGGCTACATGGCAAAGGAGCACGCTGTCATGCACCAAAAGGCCATTCAACAATCCATTGCTGGCGCAGCGACCAATTCCGCCGCTTCCGCCCCGTTCGGCCATCCTGCTTCCCTCTCGTTTTCAGGGAGCGGGAAATACCAGATTTCCTTCGATGTATGAAATCTTGAAAGGGAGGGGCCTGCCCCCTCCCACCACCAACCACAAACCAGTGTCAAAATATCCGTTTTCAGAACTTTCTGTGGGCGATTGCTTTTTCGCCCCCGGAAAACAAACCTTTGACATGTCCGCGTTTCATAACGCAGCGAAACGCTTCGCAAAGCATGTCCCAGGTTTCCGTATCGCAATCCGTAAAGAAGTTCACAACGGCCAGTCCGGCCTCATGATCTATAGGGTAAACTAATGAGCACCACCACTGCCAAGACCCCTTCCTGCGCCCTTGCTCCCACTTTCGAGCAGCAGGCCATCATCGACGCCGCGAAGTCCCCTGCCAGCCTCATGGTGAACGCTCTCGCCGGGACAGGCAAAACCACCACCCTGACCATGCTGGCGAAAGCCCTTCCGCCGCGTCCTGCGCTCGCCCTTGCGTTCAACAAGAAAATTCGAGATGAACTCGAAAAACGCTTCCCCTCGAATTTTTCTGTGATGACCATGAACGGTCTCGGCCATCGCGCATGGGCGTCAACCCTCAACAAGCGCCTTGTGATTGACGAGAAAAAAGTCACGCGCATCACCACCGAGTTGCTGCGTTCCTTCCCAGACTCCAAATCCGCATGGGCGCAAATCCGCGCGGCAGTTGTTCACGCGCAGGCCAAGGGCATCGTTCCGTCCCAGTTTCAACATGCCAAAGGTTTCCTCCCCGACACGCCCGCTTCATGGCAGTCAATTAACGAGGAATATGACCTCGGCCTGACCACACAGGAGCTATCCCTTGCCCGCAAGGCGCTCGCGCTGTCCATCGAGGAGGGCCTCAAAGGCACCATCACTTTCGACGATCAAGTTTATCTTCCAGTCGTGTTTTCCGGCAATTTCCCTCGATTTGAAATTGTGCTGGTAGACGAGGCGCAAGACCTTTCCCCTCTCAACCACGCCATGTTACGCAAGGTTTGCGCCGGGCGTCTCATCGTCGTTGGCGATCCCCGTCAAGCCATCTACGCTTTCCGTGGAGCAGACAGCGCGTCGATGGCCAACATTAAAAACCTCCGTAAAGACTGGATTGAACTGCCCCTTAACACAACTTTCCGCTGCCCCAAGTCTGTCGTCGCGAGACAGTGGGAACACGCTCCGGCCTATGTCGCCGCGCCGTCCAATCCAGACGGCGAAGTGATTGACTTGCAGGGCCAACCCTGGAACGCCGCAGACCTCGCCCACGGAGCCATCCTGTGCCGAAACAACGCCCCTCTGATATCAACGGCCTTCAAGCTCATCAAATCGGGCATTGGCGTGAACATGCTCGGGCGGGACATTGGCCGCGGGCTCGGAAGACTGTGCCTTAAAATCAGCGGCGACCGCTCCACCCCCGTCACCCAATTCCGCCAGCTTCTCTTCGCATGGAAAGATCGCGAATTTTCTAAGGCCGAGGCGAATGAGGATCATTCCAAGATGGAAGCGATCGTGGACAAGTTTGAATGTATCGAGGCGGTCATTGAAGGTAAAGACCCCCGCACCCTGCATGATCTGCTTTCCACCCTTGACTCCCTTTTCTCCGCAGACTCCGGCCTTGTTACTCTGGCCACCGGCCATAAAGCAAAAGGACTTGAATGGCACAAAGTTGTCCATCTCGACCCTTGGCGCATTCCTTCTCGATTCGCAAAACTCCCTCATGAGATCGAACAAGAAGCGAATTTGCGTTACGTTATCGAGACCCGCACAAAGCACACTCTCATCCTTGCCAACGCTAAGGACTTGGAGGTTTGACATGTTCAAATCATTTCGCAATAGGGGTTTTCACCTGACCTTCTCAAACGGCTGGACTATTTCGGTCCAGTTCGGCCCGTTCAACTATTGTGAGCACTATGACAAAAACTGCCCCAATCCAATGCAGCAGGAAACTTGGTCTAGTGAAGATGCTGAAATCGCCATCTGGCATTCTTCTGACCTTTCGATAGGTGAAGTGAAAGGATGGTGCTCAGTTGATGATGTGGCATCCCTCATTACCTTCCTCTCGTCCGATCCAGCGCCGTATTACTTCGGAGCCTAACATGCACTTCTTCGACCCAAACAGACCAAGGCTAGGCGAAAACGGTCTGCCTCTCATCAACGACCTTCCCACTCGTAGCGTTTTGCCCGGCTTATACCTTTCCCCTCGTGGAGATTCCAATGCGTCACAAATCGAAATTTCCGCGTTCCTGCCGCTGGCATCTGGCGGGGCCTCCCGGCGTGAAATCACCCTCTCGCCCGAGCAATTTGTGGACTTCTGGCGCCGCTGGCTCGCCAACCCCGAAGGAGTCCTTAAGGACGAATTTGGATGGGAATACGGAACCAAGCCGGTCCCAGCTCCACGCTTGTCTGCCCCTGTTCTTGACCTTGACGAACTTTTGAGAGACCTATAATGGACTGGCAACTTTACTTCTCCACACTTGCTTTCGTGGTCGCGCAAAAGTCCAAAGACCCCACAAAGGTCGGAGCGCTTCTGATCGGCCCGGACAATGAAATCCGCCTGACGGCCTTCAACGGCCCGCCCAAGGGCGTTCACGACCATCCCGGACGCTTTGAGCGTCCGCAAAAATACCTATTTGCCTCACATGCCGAGGCCAATCTAATCGCCTTTGCCGCGCGGGAAGGAATCCGAACGAAAGGCTGCTCGGTTTATGTAACCCACCATCCATGCTCCGCGTGTGCGCGCACACTTATCCAGGCCGGGATTACTTGTGTTGCACACGGTCCCTGCACCACCTCCATGCCTCTTGAAGAATTTCAGGCGGCAGCAACGATGTTCAACGAGTCCCAAGTCGAATGTAAGGAGTGGAAATGAAGTTCAAGATGAAAGATGAAGCCGGGGAATACACTGAACCGCTTCGCCCTCTCGACCCGCTCATATTCGCGCTCCGAAAGCGACGTTATGACTTAAATCTGTCCGCAAGTGCGGTTGGGCGGATTGCAAGAATCTCGAGCAAATCAATCCAAAAATACGAAAACGGACATGCGCTCCCGCACCTCCAAACTCTTAGGCAATGGGCAAAGGCACTTAAAATGGAGATTGTTTTCAAATGACCCAGACCTATATGTCGAATTGTGTTTATCATGGCCGGCAGCCACATTACGTAAGCAACGCAAAATGTTGTGAATGTGAAAGAGGAAAGTTTCGACTCGCATATCGACGAGAGCAGGCAGCCCTTCGACTCGCTCGCCAGTCCGAGCCACAACTACCACTTCAACTGGCCCCCGGCCATGTCGCTTTTGACCAAAGGTCTTACGAGATAATCAAGAAGGTGAAAGATGAACGATAGACAACGAACGGAGGCGATTTTCTTCCCGATCTTCTTCCAACAAGTTTTGCGTTGCGGCGTCAACGATCAAACGACTGAGGAATTTCGGGCGTGTTTCTTGCAACTCTAACAGGCTATTGACATGGTGCTGCAAGGATGTGATGAGCGCCGTTACGCAAACCTAATGCGTCGTGCGATCCGGTTGCACAATCAAGTAACCGCTGGCTACCGCAAAGAGCGCGTTCGAGTCGAGAAGATGGGCCTAATCGCGCTCTACTCGCTTCAGATGGTGCTCGACGCCGACTACCTGGTCCTCGAAGAGGGGTCTGATTTGTCAGAAGCGATCAACGCCATCATGCGTGGATTGACAGATGCTTTCAGCGAAGAGAAGCTCGACGCATCGGCGCAGAAGCAGGCGGCGAAGTTGCTCTCGCATTTGCAGGAGCTTGGATATTTTTATGGTATCAAAAGGGAAGCAGCATGACCACCATCACCGCAACCAGCATTTTATCATCCGTCCACGCCGTCACAGGCGACAGGCTCGACACGCTCTTGCTGCGCTTTCCGCGCTGCATCCTAGCCGAATTTAACACCCATCGCGTCTTCTCGCGCAATGCAGCGTCGAGCCGCGCGATCCCGGTCGCCAAGTTGATCGCGGATGTTGAGAACGATCCTTTCGTGCCGTTGGTATGGACCCGCAACGAGCCGGGGATGCAGGGGCGGGATGTTCTCGACAATCTGGGAGAGCTCAGTGCGCGGCTTTACTGGAAGGACGCGATGAATGAAGCGCTACGCTTTGCCGACCGGCTCGCGGACATTGGCGCTCACAAGCAAATCGTCAACCGCATACTCGAGCCGTTCGCCCATGTCACCGTCGTCGTCTCCAGCACGACATGGGACGGCTTTCTCGCGCAGCGTGACCACGAAGACGCCGAGCCGCACATGCAAATTCTGGCGCGGGAGATCAGGAAGGCGCTGATCGGGGCGACGGTGCAAGTGCTGCAACCGGGCCAGTGGCATTTGCCGTTCGTCAAATCACTGAACGGAACAGCAATGAACCTTGAGTATGCCAAGATGCTCTCCGTCGCCCGCTGCGCCAGCACCAGCTACAAAACCGTCGATGGTTTCGACATGTCTCTGGAACGCGCGACCGAGATTTACGACAAGCTCGCCAACGCCGATCCGATCCACGCCTCACCTTTCGAACATGTGGCGCAGGCGGATGACCTAGAAGGTATAGACGATCTCGACGAGCTCGTCTGGGCCGACCCGCACCAGCACCGCAACTTCCGTGGCTTCCGCCAGCTTCGCGCGATGCTTGAGGGAGAGTGAAATGACGCACGAATATCTTGTAGCGAAAGTGGCTAAGGCAATTGCCGCCGCAGATCAGGACGGAATGACAGACCTTGTGGTGTATGAGGATTATTACTCCATGGCGCGCGCGGCTATCGCCGTTGTTGTCGAGGAATGCGCGCGAGCGTGCGAGGATGCTTGGGAGATAGAAAGCCGTCGCACACGGAATGATTTTGCTGAAAAACTTCGCGCGATGATTGAGGGAGAGGTGAAATGAGCGAGTGGCCCTTTTCAGAAATAGAAAGCTACACCGTCGAGCAAGATGATGGGTGGGTTGATTGGCAGGACGCTGAGCCTCACGCATTTATCATCACGGAATATGATGAGACATACGGGGAGTGTCTCATGATTTACTACAGCAGGTATTGCGGAGCATGAAATGACGCGAGATGATCACCGCCGCGCAGGAGGACAGCCATGATTGAAGGTAGGAAAATCAGAGCCGTTTACGGACAAGAGCCTATGCGTGAAGGCGAATACCCAGACAGCTATCACATTGGAGTAAGCGGGGTCACAAGAATTGAATGCCGAGAGCAAAACCTCGGCACCTACGGTATCCTGTGGTTCGATGTGTTCATAGGCGATTACGTGGCAGCTTCGCTCAACGGTATTCATATCTCCAGTGTCGTTTACGCACAGGAGGACAGCCATGAGTGATGAGGATTTGGTGCGGCGGTTGCGCGCGCCGGACGTAAATGGCCGTGTAGGTATCCGCGATACTGAAGCCGCAGACGCCATCGAGCGTCTCATGCGGGAGCGGGATGATTGCCGCGAGGATTATCTGCGCGAGAGCAAGATTGCCGCTGGATATGCCGACGCTCTATTTCGCGCCGAACGAAAGGTCGAGAAGCTGCGGGAGGCGCTGCAAGACTTGATGGACTGCCATCATCACGGGGATTTCAGGAACGGCGTCACAGACGCAAGCGGGACGATGGACGAAGGGGAACATCTCGCGTGGCTTGTATATGACCGCGCCCGCGCCGCGCTCGCTGAAACGGAGGAATGCAAATGATCTGCACGACGCTTAATCGCATCCGCGCACAAGCCCCCTGCAATGGAGGCTGGCACAAGCTGCTCGCCGGTCTCGGCAAGGCGCAAGCCGACGACGATCCGCTCCCTTACGCACGGATTGTTGAAATTAACGGTCTTGATGATGCTCTCTGGGCGTGTTGCGCAGAGCCGCAGTATGCGAGAGAGTGGCGTCTCTTTGCCGTCTGGTGCGCCCGCCAGTCGCTGCAATACACCGATGACTGGCGCGTCGTCGCCGCTGTAAACATCGCGGAGAGATACGCGCACGGCATGGCAACAGAGGCTGCGGCGGCTGCTGCGTGGTCGGCTGCTGCCGCTGCCGCGCGGGCTGCGTGGGAGGCTGCGGAGACTGCTGCGGAGGCTGCTGCGGAGGCTACGTCGGCTGCGGAGGCTGCTGCGGGGGTTACTGCTGCGCGGGCTGCTGCGCGGGCTGCTCAAACCGAACGGTTTCTTGATGTGGTCGGTCGCGCCGCGCTCGCTGAAACGGAGGACAGCCATGAGTGACGAAGAACTGGTGAGGCGGCTGCGCGCCGTGGAAATCGACGATGACCACGACCTTTGGACGAACAGTCATCTTTTCGCAGAAGCAGCCGAAGCCATCGAGCGTCTCACGCAGGAGAGGGATGACGCGAAGGCCGACCATGTGCGCCGTCATCACGACGCCATCAAGCAGCAAGTGCGCGCCGAAGCCGCCGAGCGGAAGGTGGAGAAGCTGCGGGAGGCGCTGGAAGATACTGATAACGTGCTTCGTGTGTGCGTGTATGAGGTCGGACTTAACGAAGACGCGGATGGATTTTCAATGGCGCATAGTTTTTCTCAATCAGTGATGGATCACAACAGGGCCGCGCTCGCTGAAACAGAGAAGAGTGATGATTGATTGGACCGACGCCGCGCTTGAGGCGGCATTCGAAAAACTTCAAGTAGATGAGCAAAAAGATGAGTGGGAGAGCTACATCCGCGCCGCGCTCGACGCCGCCGTGCGGGCGCAGTTCAGGGCGCCGCCGCCGAACTACACTTACCAAATGGTGTATTCGTCAGGCCGCGTCGCCGCGCTGGAGGAAGCGGCGAAGGTGGCGGAAAGCGGAATGCTGCCGTGCGATATTGGTGGTGAATTGTTCCTTGATCCGTTCACCACCAGCACCATCGCCACCGCCATCCGCGCACTTGCAAAGCAAAAACCTGGAATTTAAAATGCCTCAATACAACGATATGACCGGCCAGAAGTTCAATCGCCTTCTGGCCCTCTACCCCACAACTCACCGTAATAAATCCGGCCAGCTGATCTGGACGTTCCGGTGCGATTGTGGCACAGAAAAGGAGCTTCCCGGTCCCCAAGTCGCTAGAGGGGCAGTCCGATCTTGCGGCTGCCTTCTCCGCGAAACATCCAGAGAGCGGCAACGACTTCTCTCTCTTCGCTCCGCGGAACGCAACACCCGCCAAGCCATCAAGGCACTTGCTATCGCCAAAGACATTCGCGCCGCAAGAATGGCTAAATGCTGGACTCAATCCAACCTTGCCGACGCAGCAGGCTACACCCTATCTGCCATCCAGCGCCTCGAAACCGGCAAGACTCGCTCCAGCGCCCAGTTGCTCCAAGACTGCGCGACAGCTCTCGGTTATCGCATCAAGCTCGAACAAATGTGACGTGCGGCAAGGTTAGGACCATTTGCAATTCAATCCCACATGGTCCTAACTTTTTTTGCCCGAAAGGTCACTTTTTGTGTTGCAATGGGACAAACGATACGCAATTATACGTATGCAAAGGGCCGATGCCCGATTATCCCCCGGCGCGCATCGCGCCTTTTCCAAGGATTGTTACAAATGTCCACCCGCGTTCTTTCCCTTCCCAACGATGTTTCAGTGAACGTCGCCCAGCCGTATGCCGAGGGCCATGTCCTGACCGCCGTTGAGGCTGACAAGCTTAACCACGTCCTTGCGGACTCCATCCGCACCGCCCTGACTGCCAAGCTGAAGCGTTTGGCCGAAGTCGCCAAGGAGACCGATAGCCCCCTCGACGTTGAGGCTATTTCGAGCGAGTTCCAGGCTTACGCGGATGCATATTCCTTCGCCGTCCGTGCTCCGCGCGCCTCCGTTGACCCGATCACAAAGGAAGCGCAGAAGATTGCGAAGCAGCAGGTTCTCGCTGCGATCCGTAACAAGGGCGGCAATCCGGCGGATTATTCTGCCGAGCAGATCGCGGAATACGTTTCGAAGGTCATCCAGCATAAGCCGGAAATTCGTGAAGAGGCTGCTCGTCGTGTCGAGTCGTCTCGCAAGATGGCCGGTGATCTTATCTCCGACCTGTTCGACGAAGCGGCGTAATTCCCGAGGGGTTTCCTCCCCTTTTCCTCTCGGGCTCGTCAGGTAGGAACGAGACTGGCACAATCCTACCACACCTAGAGGGGGAGCACCGATAATGCTTCCCCTCTTTTTTCGAGAGCAATCCATGACGGAAGAAGAAGTTCTTTACGCAGCCTTCCATGCTGAACACGGGGTTGAAGTGGAGCTGCTGGGAAACTTTCAGACTTCCCTCCAGCGCCTCTATGCTGCCCGCAGGAAAGACCCGGATTTGGAAATCCTTCAGCTTTCCCGAAAGCCCGGTGACACCACCGCGAAATTCATCTGGATCGTGAAACGCGATCCCGCTCAACAACCAACTGCAAAACAGCAGTTGAAGGAAAACCCGAAAGGCGACGGCCCGCTCTTTTCCTTGGCCGATCTTCTAGGAGATGATTGATGGCTGCCCGCCTTAACGAAGACACTACCAAAATCCATTTCCATATTTACACGGAGGACTTGGAGTTTATTGACGCCACGTTTTGCCGTGCAGGTATGCGAACCGTCGGACGATCACGCGCTCTGCGCCTTATCATCCACAACTATGTCCAGCACCTAAAGAGGAAAGCGAATGCCCAACCAGTCAAATTCGACCCCTCCATCACCGAACTCCTCGACTCTTGATGAGGCTGACACCGCGTCCCTTGAGGAGTTGATGAACCGGACGCCGGACATAACCGATCAAGAGGCTGATCGAATTATTGATTATTTGAGGGCGCAAAGAGAAAAGTTCGCGTTTAGCGAGAGTGCCCCCAAGCCCAAAAAGACCCCGCGTAAAAAAGGCCCGATCCTTTCTGCTGATGAAATCCTCTCTTCTCTGGACATCTAACATGACCCCCGAAGAACTCGAAAAACTAACCAATTTCATTCGATCCCAGGCGAACACATGGCTCGGGGATGAGGCTTGTGAGGCAATTGAACGCCTGATCCGTTACACCGAAACTCTCCAAAAGAAGGTGAACGGAAAATGAATAAATTACTTAAAGTTCAAGAACTTCTGACTAAAGCCTCAAAGGTCGGAGACTGTCTTGAATGCCATTTGCAGCCAAATGCTAAAGGATATTCCCCTGTTGGTCTTGGCGGGCGAAGCGGTATAAAATACCGAGCCCATCGCTTAGTTTGGGAAGTGATGAAAGGGCCAATTCCCCAAGACAAATTTGTGTGCCATTCTTGCGACAATCGCAGGTGTATCAACGTAGATCATCTGTTTATAGGCTCACCCAAGGACAATACGCAAGACATGATGAAAAAGGCTCGGCACAAATACATCACTCATCCCAAAATCACAACCAAAGAACAAGTCAAAACAATCCGACATTTGCGAGCAACCGGACATACCTTATATCAGATTGCAACCTTGTTTGGAATATCAATCGAAACAGTTCGCATCTACGCAAAGTCAGAATTCAGGCAAGAGGAGCTGGTATAATGACAAACCAAGTAAACTCTTCCATATCTAGCGTCTCTCCTCGTTTTGCTTTTGCTTGGGATTCAACGTCAATTGGAGCGTTCAAGACCTGCCCGAGGCTTTACCAATACAGCATTTTGGAAGGCTGGCAGCCTCGTGAGATTTCCGTCCATCTCACATTCGGTCTGCACTTCCATTCCGCGCTCGAACGCTACGATCACATGCGTTTTGGAGGAATGTCATATGAAGACGCTCTCCGAGACGTTGTGAAATATGTCCTTGCGATTACCTGGGACTCAGCAAAAGGCCGTCCGTGGCTTTCCGACGATCCGAATAAAAACCGCCTTACTCTGCTTCGCAGCGTTGTGTGGTATTTGTTGCAGTTCGCGGAAGACCCGATCGAGACTGTCCGACTCGCAAACGGTAAACCCGCAGTTGAACTTTCCTTCCGTTTTGACTCGGGCTATACTTCTTCCAAGGGTGAGTCGATATTGTTGTGCGGCCATCTTGATCGCCTCGCCACGATGAACAATAAAGCCTTTGTGCTCGACCGTAAAACTACAAAGTCCACCATCACGCAGAGCTTCTTCGACAAGTTCACCCCCGACAATCAAATGTCCCTCTACGCAATCGCCGGGAAAATCGTTTACAACATCCAGATCGAAGGGATCATCGTTGACGGAGCACAAATCGCGCAGACTTTCACACGCTTCCAGCGTGGCGTTGTTCCGCGTAACGAGCAAGTCCTGGAAGAATGGTATTTCGATCTTGGGCAGTATCTGGCAATGGCGGAACTTTACGCTGCTAATAACTATTGGCCCATGAACGACAAGTCTTGTGGTCAGTATGGAGGCTGCCCGTTTCGCAAAATCTGTTCCCTTCCTGCGTCTGTTCGCCAGCAATGGCTTAAAGCAGAGTTCACCAAACGCATCTGGGACCCACTCCAAGTTCGAGGGGATATATGATGGGAATTGTTCTTGCAATCTGGGGTCTCACAAGTGCCGCCATGACGATCTATACAGACAGCAGATTATTCGTCAATAAGCGTGCTGTGCAGTTCTGGCTCCTTGCTACCTTCACTCTGTTCCTCTTGTCCCTTCTCTCAGAGGTTCTGAAATGAGAAAGCTCAACGACTATCTTTATTCCCTCCCTAAAAACCTCCAGGTCCAAGAAATCGAGGATTTAATCGCGGAGATTCTCGAAGACGCGGAAGCGACAATGGCCGCAGTCCAAGAAGCTGCTTATGACTCGGGTTACACAGAAGGCCGTGATGACGGTTTTGACACCGGGCATTCTGAGGGGTATGAGTCTGGGTATGCAGATGGCATTGCGGCAAAGGATTCCTGATCGTGCCTGCTCTTATCAACCACCATTCCAGCAAAACTACCAAACTCCTTTTCGTCGGGGACAGTGGATCAGGCAAAACTGGAGCACTCGCGTCCCTCGCGGATGCAGGATACAAGGTCCGCATTCTCGATCTTGACAACGGCATTGACGTTTTGCGAGACCTTCTCACATCAGGACGCTATTCGTCCGAGGCTGTCGCCAACGTCGAATACGTTACCATTACCGAGACGATGAAAAACATCGGCGGCAAGCTGGTTCCCGTCAAAGCGTCAGTCTGGCAGAATACCACTTCCATGCTGTCGAAATGGGTTGACGGTTCTACCGACCACGGCCCGATTACCAGTTGGGACGAGTCCACAGTCCTTGTCATCGACTCCATGACCATGCTTTCCGACGCAGCGCTCTTTTACATCCTTGCGATGAACGGGCGACTCGGGCAGCATCCGCATCAAAGCGATTGGGGTCTTGCGCAAGCTCTGATCGAGAACCTTCTCCGCATGTTGTATGACGAGAGCGTAAAGTGCAACGTCATTATCAACTGCCATATCAAACCGATGGGAGATGAAAACGGCCCTGACCGATATTACCCCAACACTCTCGGCAAGGCTCTTCCACCAAAAGTCGGACGATATTTCAACACTGTCTTGCTCGCCCAAACTTCCGGTCGCGGGCAGAACATGAAAAGACAAATTTTCACAGTCTCCCAGGGGACCGTGGAATGCAAGAATACCGCGCCGTCTAAAGTTGCGCCAAGCTATCCACTTGAAACTGGTTTGGCGCAGTATTTCAAGGCGGTTCGGTAAAACCAGGGCAGTGTCCCCTCAACCTGTAGGTAGTGAAAAATGGCTGTTAACTTCCGTGAACTTCTTTCTGTCAACCTTGACGATGTGTCCGCTCCGAAGGCTCTTCCCGAAGGCACCTATCACGGCACTGTCGCTTCATTCGAGTATGGTGACAACAACAAGAACAAGACCCCTTACGTGCGTTTCGCGCTGAAGTTTCACACGGCGGGCGATGACGTTGACCCGGCGGAGATGGAGGGCATCGACCTTGCGACCCGCAAGCTCTCGACCGACTTTTATCTCACCCCCGACGCTCGTTTCCGTCTCAAGGATTTTCTTGTGTCCCTCGGCCTCAAGACCGAAGGTGCGAGCTTTGACGAGTTGATCCCGGAGGCCGTCAATCAGCCGATCCTCGCGTTCGTTACGCAGCGCTTCAACCCCGAGCGCCCGGATGACCCGCCGCGTAACCAGATTAAGACCGTGAAGGGTGATAACTAACAAAGAGAGGGAGGGGGATTTCCCCCTCCTTTTTGCTGGAGGAGTCATGCCTAAATGCAAGGTTGATGGGTGTGAGAAGAAGGTCAAAACCAGAGGTTGGTGCGGGATGCACTACCAGCGTTGGTTGCATAATGGCGATCCTCTTATAATTCGCACACAACCAAAAGGTTCCAGAAAGAATGCTGTTTGCTCGATAGATGGATGTGAAAGTCCTGTCCATGCAAACTGTTTATGCAATAAGCACCGCCAGCGCCAATATCATCACGGAACCACAGCAGCTCGACGAAATGAAAATGGAGAGGGAACTCTTCATCATACAGGTTATGTGTATGTAAAGATTAACGGCAAGCGTTACGCTCAACATCGACTTGTCGTTGAAAAGGCACTCGGAAAGCCTTTACCAAAAGGAGCGGTCATTCATCACTTGAATGGAAACAAAGCGGATAATCGCCCTTGTAACTTGGTTGTTTGTCCAAACGAGGCATACCACAATTTGCTACACTCTCGACAAAGGCGATTTAACTATGAAGGACCAGTAGATGCGCGTAACGATGATTGACCCGCCGGGCGGCTGGCGATACGGTTTCCCCAAACCCATGCCGCCGGGCGCAAACGTCGAAACATGGCTTATCGAAAACGGCTACCCCAGGTCCGAAATCATAAATCTTGGGGAATACTTCTACGTTAGAGTCTGGGAAGAAGAATGGAAATCGACCTCAAATCCGTATGGATCGACCGCGCCAAGCGCCAACGCAAAGAAGTCGCTGTGGAAGACCTGCTTGAAAGTATTCCTCGAATTGGCCTCATCTGTCCGATCGTGGTTACGGCGGAAGTAGGGCCGAACAACGAACCTTACAAACTTCTTGCAGGCGAACGCCGCTTCACCGCTTGCAGCAAACTGCAAATGCCCACAATCCCTGCGCGTTTGCTTTCAGATTTGGCCCCGCTTGAACAGCGCGTTATCGAACTCGAAGAGAACCTTCGTCGTAAAGACCTGACTTGGCAGGACCAGTGCCAAGCCATCGCCTCTATCCATGATGTGCTGGCGGAAGGCAAACCGGATTGGTCTTATTCCCGCACCGCAGAACAAATCGGTTACGCGAAAGAATGGGTCCGCCGTTGCTCACGTATCGCGAAGGAACTCCACCGCGATAACATCCGTGGGATGGACACCGCAACTCGCGCTTACAACATGATCGCGAGGGAAGACGAACGTGTTGCGGGTGACGCGATTTCCAACATCCTTTCCTCTGCCAACGCTGCCGCGTCCGAGGCTATCGAGGATATTCTTGCGGAAACAACAACAGCAGCAGCATCAAAATCTGCCGATCCTCTTGACATCCCTGCCCCGCCTGTCCGTCCGCTTATCACCCCTGCCGAAGAAAGCGTTCTCCAACAGTCTTTTCTGGAATGGGCACCCAATTACACCGGCGAACCTTTCAATCTAATCCACTGTGACTTTCCTTATGGCGTGAATGTTTTTGGCGGAAAATGGTCAGGAAAGCAGTCTTGGTACAACTACAACGACTCGGCAGACATCTACATTGAGTTGATCCAGTGCCTCTGCGCTAATCTGGACCGCCTTATGTCGCATTCCGCACATCTTGTGTTCTGGCTTTCTGGAGACATCAAAATTCAAGCCAAGACTCTTGAAATGTTTGCAGAACTCGCCCCGACACTCGCATTTTGTAATTTCCCGCTGATCTGGCTTAAATCCGACAACGTAGGTATCATGCCGGACCCCAAGCGCGAACCGCGCCGGATTTACGAGACCGCACTAATCGCTTCTCGTGAAGACAGGTTTTTGCTGAAACCCGTGTCCAATGCTATAGCCGCCCAGACCAACAAAGAACATCACCCGCACACCAAACCCGAGCCGGTGTTGAAACATTTCCTCCAGATGTTCGTGGATTCCAACACACGCTTTCTGGACCCGACTTGTGGCGGCGGATCATCACTCCGCGCCGCTGAAGCCCTCGGGGCCGAATATGTCCTCGGCCTTGAGATTAACGATGATTACGTGGGGAACGCACGGAGGGCACTTCACAACTCCCGTGTCCTGCGCAAAGCATCGTCAATTCAAAAAGGAGCCAAAGAATGACCCTTGACGAAATCTACGAGACCATTTCCCCCAACAAACCGGAGCCAGTTGTGTCGTCACAGCATGATACCCTTTCCCGTGCTCTTGAGCGAGTCCACAACTTGTTCGCCACGAAAAACGAGGAATATGCCGGAGGCGCAGATATTCTCGGGAACTTCCGTCGTCAGGCGGCGCAGCAGAACGTCCCCATGTCAACTGCTTGGATGTTTCTTGCAGGCAAACATATCGACGCGATCCAAGAATATGTTAAGGACACTCGCGCAGGCGTAAAGCGCAATCGCACACAAGACATTTCCGAGCGCATCGACGACCTGATCGTTTACGCGCTGTTGCTGCATGTGATTGCGGAGGAAGAGAAATGAGCGTGCAGACTCTCGGAGAAAAGCGCGTTCGACTTTCTTTCAACCCTTCCGAAAAAGACCAGGTGTTGGAAGTGAAAAAGGCAACTGCTTCTTTGATCGACACCCTTGACAGGCAAATCTGCTCTTCGGATGAAAAATTTCGACTAATCGAAATTGCCATCTTGAAATACGAAGAAGCAGCAATGTGGGCCGTTAAGGCACTCACCGCGTAAGGAGCCTCCGCATGACCGTCGCACCATTTACCTTCTCTTCTGGCCCTCGTGACGCGAAAATCGCTTTTGTCGGCGAAGCCCTTGGCGAGCAGGACTTGCTTGTAGGCAAGCCCTTCCAAGGATACTCCGGCCAAGAACTTTCGCGGATGCTGGCCGAGGCAGGTTTGGTGCGGCGGGAATGTTTCCTTACCAACGTCTTTCCTTTTCAGGTCAAAGACATTGCAACGATGTGCGGAAGCAAAGCAGATGTAGGCAAGGACTACCCGTTCCCTCATATCGGCAAGGTTGGTCAATATCTGTTGCCCGAACACCTTGTCCACCTCGATCGCCTTCGCCTTGAACTTGAGGCCGTCCGCCCTAACGTCGTGGTCGCCCTTGGAGCTACCGCTTGCTGGGCACTTCTTGCTACCAATAAAGTCGGATCGCTTCGAGGCACTGTGGCCACAGCTAGTTTGACCCCCTGCAAAGTCCTTCCGACTTATTCGCCATCAGCGGTCTTGCGGAATTGGGCATGGCGTCCTATCACAATTGCCGATCTTATGAAGGCGAAGCGGGAAAGTGAATTTGCCGAAATTCGCCGTCCGCAGCGCCGTATTCTCGTCAACCCAACTCTACCAGAAATCTGGGAATGGATTGACACCAAGTTGCAGGGCATTTGCACTTGCGACATTGAAACGAAGTTCGGCACAATTGAGATGATCGGGTTTGCGGCCTCACCAACTGAAGCCCTTGTCATTCCGTTCTTTGACAAAGGGAATTATTGGGCCACCAAACAAGAGGAAAAAGAAGCTCGTCGTGCTGTCGCTCGGATCGTGGAAGACCCTTCGATCATCAAGATTTTCCAGAACGGTTTATTCGATCTCCAGTATATCATAAAGGAAGGTTATAGACCAAGAGGCTGTAGCGAAGATACTATGCTTCTTCACCATGCCCTCTATCCAGAAATGCAAAAAGGTTTGGGTTTCTTGGGGTCAATCTATACAAGTGAGCCTGCGTGGAAATTGATGAAAGGGAAAAAAATGACGGAGATGAAGAAGGACGATTGAATGCAGACACGTATACAGTCATTGATCGAGGCTTCGCTTAACACCCTTTCCGGCCTCGTTGTCACAATGCTGGCGCAAGACATAATCTACCCGTTTTACAACATCCACACCACCACCGGGCAGAATTTATCCCTTGCGCTGATCTTCACCGTCTTATCAATCATTCGGAGCTACATATGGCGTCGCCTATTCAACCGGAGGGTTTCACGATGATCTTCGGTATTGCATCAATCTTCTCCCTCATCTACTACGTCCTGACTGGCTACGAAATCGCTTTTGTTTCTTGGGTGCTTTCGCTCCTTCTTATGCTGGTTTGCCTGTAATGGCTGAAATTAAATTGACCAAGGGCTATGTAGCCATTATAGATGATGAAGATCTAGGACGTGTCTCCACTAAAAAATGGATGGCGAACATCACTGGCTATCAAGTTAGGGCAGCACGAACAGAACGTGTTAACGATATTTGTCGAGTTATGTTGTATTTACATCATTTCGTTCTTGGGGTATCCGGACGTGAATTGAAAAAAGCTGGAAAAGAAGTCGATCATATAAATGGAAACCCATTGGATAACAGAAAATGTAATTTACGAATTGTAGATCATGAGCAAAATATGCGAAATACAGCAAGGCACAAGGATCGAGTTGGAATTACGTTTAATAAACGAGCAAATCTGTGGATGAGTTATTTAGACACACCGGGTAAAACAAGAAAATATCTTGGATACTCCAAGACTAAAGAAGACGCAGAACTAAAATTGGAGGAAGCTAAACATGCCAATAATTGACACATCTACACTAGAGGAAGGAGTAGTTCTTCCTGAAAACGAGCAAATCTATAACGGCTTGGATACCTGCGTGACCTTCGAGGTTTACAACGAACTTCACTCCCTCGGCGCACCACGCATTTACAATTTCACCCGAGCGCTGCAAGCCCCTGTCCTCGACATGATGCGTCGGGGGTTTTTGATCGACTCTTACGAACGGCAGAAAGGAATTGAGACCCTTGAAATCGAGCGTGATCGCCTCTTGGCCCTTCTTAACCGTTTTGCTTATGCTGTCTGGGACGCCCCTCTCAACGCAAACTCCCCTCAGATGCTTAAAGCCTTTTTCTATGACGCCATGCACCTTCCAGAAGTCTGGACTTCAAAAAAGGGCGAACGCAAATTATCCCTTGATCGTGAAGCCCTCGAAAAACTTGACAACTATTTCCACGCCCGACCGATAGTCTCCACAATCCTTGCAATCCGAGATGTAACCAAACAGCTTTCAGTGCTTCGCACCGAAGTTGACTCTGACGGAAGAATGAGGACTTCTTATAATGTCGCAGGAACAGAAACTGGCCGATTTTCTTCTTCCACCAATGCGTTCGGTGGGGGGACAAATTTGCAGAATATTGCAGCTTCTCTCCGAAAAATGTTCGTGGCTGATCCCGGCTACAAACTCTGCGGTATTGATCTTGAACAAGCTGAAAGCCGGGAAGTTGGATGGCTATCCGGCACCATCTGTGGTGATTGGTCTTACCTGGATGCCTGCTATAGTGGCGACCTCCACACTCTTGTTGCTCGGACTGCTTGGCCCGACTTACCTTGGACCGGAGACCCAAAACTCGACAGACGAGTTGCCGAAACCCCTTTCTATCGCCACCTTACCTACCGAGACATGGCCAAAAAGCTCGGACACGGATGCCTTACCGATGACCACGAAGTTCTTACCAGAGACGGATGGACTTCAATCACAAACAAGCCAAGAGAAATCCTTGCCTGGACTGACGGAAGAAGCGCCTTTGAAGAAGTCTCGCATTGGACGGACTTTCCATACACGGGGACATTACACTCATTCGAGGGGGCGTCGATTTCGGCGCAGATGACCGCTGACCACCGTATTCCCTACAAATCAGATCAAAGAAGTCCGCTTAAAGTAAGACAGGCAAAAGATGGTCCCGGAACTTTCATGCCACTTGGAGGTGACTATGTTGGCGGGGACCAGTCTTTTCCTGCCCGCCTCGTTGCGGCATTCATGTCGGACGGGCACCAGCATACTAAAAACAGCATGAAATTCCACTTCCACAAGCAGCGTAAAATCGACCGACTCATATCCCTCTGTAACCAATATGGCTTCTCATATCGAGTTGCACTTCCTTACATCTACGTAGAAGGGGCATTGCCTAAAGAACCTGGCTGGTGGATGCTTGATCTAACGCAACAATGTCTTTTGGAGTTTCTCGATGAATACAAACACTGGGACGGGCATGTTTCTCCAACCGCGGTTTCGTTGTTTTCAAAACACAAAGAACATCTGGAAATCATCCAGACCCTTGGCAGAATTTGTGGAATAGGAGGAAATGTGCAAAAACCACAAACTTCTGGATTTGGAACTGAAATGTTCAGACTCCAACAAAATAACCGAAAATGGGCTTCTGGAAAATCCGTAACTCACACCACAACCCAAGTCGTCGATCTTCGCGTCCTCTGCCCTACAGTCCGATCTTCCTATTTTTACGTCAGACGAAATAGAAAAATCTATGTCACGGGGAATAGCAACTACTACGGACAACCTCCAACAATGGCTAAACACGCCAAAATCCCCGTCGCCGTGGCAGACCACTTCCAGCGCCGATATTTCAGACAGTTCCCCGGAATCCCAAAATGGCACAGATGGACCGCGCAGCAACTTCACACAACCCAGTCGATCACGACACCATTTGGACGGCAACGGACGTTTTTCGGGCGAGCACATGACGACGCGACATTACGGGAGGCGATTGCATTTTCGCCACAATCGACAACGGCGGACAGGATGAACCTGGTGCTGTGGCGAATTTGGAAATATATGCCACAAGTGCAATTGATCGCGCAGGTCCACGATGCTCTGTATGCCCAATACCGTGAAACCGAAGATGAAACTGCAATCATCGAGGAAATGCTTTCTCACTTTGATATTGCAGGTTTTGAAAAAGATGGGCATAGGTTGATTGTCCCAGGTGAAGCGAAGGTAGGATGGAACTGGGGCAATTTTGATCCAAAGTCCAACCCAGATGGGTTGAAGAAATGGAAAGAGGGGCAGGTCGATGAAAGAAAAAGAACACCACTTTTGCAGCAAAAACTTTAATGGAGCTTCGCGTGGACTTCGTTGAAAAATTTCTCGAGTTCACGCATGAACGCCCTTCACCGGAAATCTTCCGTAAATGGGCAGCAATCACAACACTGTCCGGCGCGCTCGAAAAGCGCGTCTGGACCTGCACGAAAGCAGGTAATCAATATCCCAATTTGTATGTGATGCTCGTTGCTCCACCCGGAGTTGGTAAGTCTCAAGCTATCAATCCAGCAGAACAAATCCTCAAATCAACTAAAAAGTTCCTGATCGCCCCGAACTCTGTAACCGCCGCTTCTTTCGTCGATGCACTCGCTCGCGCCCAACGGACTGTCCTGCTTCCAAACAACAAGTTCCTCGAATATCACCATTTGTTTGTGTTCGCCGCAGAACTTGGTGTGTTCATGAACTCTCACGACCTTGGCTTCTTATCCATGATTAACGAGTTGTTCGATCACAAAGAGTCGTATCGAGAAGAACGTCGCCATTCGCTAAAAGACCCAATCGACATTCCCAAGCCAATGACGACGCTTCTTGTCGGTTCCCAGCCTGGGTTTCTTGCCACCTTGCTTCCCGACGCTGCGTGGACAATGGGATGGACTTCTCGCTTGCTGATGGTCTACAGCAATTCCGCGCCCAATGTCCCGATCTTCGGGGAATATGAAAATCACGACGCAGAGCAAGCCCTTCTTGTTAAGAAACTCGAAGAAGCTGCAGATTACTATGGGGAGATTAAGTGGGATGCTCGTGCTATTGCATCTATTGAGGCATGGAGAAAAGACAATTGGGCTCCAGTCCCTGACCATCCAAAACTTGCAAACTATGTCCCCCGTCGAGGAACCATCTTCGCAATCAAACTCGCAATGGTCTCCGCCATGTCCAGAGGAGAAACCCTCGCAATCCGAGAATGCGACGTTGGCCGAGCCAGAAACTGGTTGCTTGAAATAGAAGAAATAATGCCGCAGATTTTCCGAGACATGATTATGCGCTCGGACGACCAGGTGATCGAGGAAACTTTCCAATACACCTACAGCCTTTACCTCAAACACAGAGTCGCAATCTCATCGTCTCTAATCCTACGGTTTTTGTCCCAACGCACCCCTGCTGAAAAGGCAGAACGGATTTTGTCGCTTATGGAAAAAACCGGAATGTTCGAGCGAATGGCAGGAACAGACAATTACGTGCCGAGAGCAAGAGAAATGCACGGAATGATGTGATGAAAAAAGGGGGCCATAATGTTAGGCCCCCTTCCCACTCAAGCCCTGATGGACTTCACCATTGAACGCAATACGTGATGCCCAGGTTCTTCGGGTTCGTTTCCGTTCCGCCGGTGCTGCTTGTCGTGACGGTAGATGGAGTCTGGCCTGCGCCAGATGCAGTCGTAGAACCACCTGCAATAATGGCACCTGACACTGTGTGTGTATGCGCTTCAAACTTATCGTCCACGAACGAGGCGGTCGTCTGGGCCGTAAGCGCTCCGCCCAACGGATCGGTCGTTCGTCCCGCCGTCCGGCCACGCAAAAACATTCCTCTAAAATCTGGCAGTTTCACATTGCCTGCCGCTGCCGCTCCCCATGTCACACCAAGCGCAGTCGCCAGTCCCGGATAAGTCGTCGCGGAGACTTCCGAACCATCTGCCAGCAACCACCCTGCCGGGCAATTGTCCATCGCAAACGCCGAAACCTGGCCCGATAATCCTGCACCAGCGGTGTATTGCAAAATCTGCCAGTTCGACCCGCCCAGATAAAGCACCGTCAAAGTCGCTCCTGCTTGCAGCGACAAATTTGTGCCGGTCGGAGTAATCATGCTGGTTGCATTATACACAATAGTGTTTGCACCAGCGAGCGTCACGAAGTAAATCGAGTTTTGCGTTGACGATGCCCCGCCCGCACCAAAACTCGTGATATTCACTCCGGAGCCAGTGATGTTAACCGTGTGAGACGGCGCAGCATTCAGGTCCATGTTAATGGCTGCAGGAAGACTCGTCGGCGCACCAAACTGCCTTACATTGTTAGTGATTAGATGAAACCGCCCGGTTGGCTGGTCATAAGCAACGCCCACCACATTGCCTGCAACAACCTCACCACCTGACAGCAACTTTGTTCCATTCGGAACGTCTTGCACCACCGAGGCCGTAAGCGAACCGTTCACCGTTAGCGTCATCGCGCCGGTATTGGTAGCCCCGGCCAGAAAATAAAAGACCTGTCCGTTGTCACCCGCGAACGCGGAGACAGTCAACTGTTGCGCATTCGCCGTGCCGGTGCTCGTTCCGCCCCACCCGAGATTACTCGCACTCGACGTATCGGAAGTGTATTTCGTCCAGATGGTGTTGCCTGCGGCGTCTTTCAACACCTGGCAATATGCGCCTGTGCCGAAAATTGTAGCCCGACCTGCGGAGTCCAGCACCACCGGATTGGTGTTTGGGACACTCCCTGCTGCGTCCTGATAAGTCGCTTTCGGAACAGAGCAGGTAGGAAAGTTACTGTAAAAATAAACTTTCCCTCCCACATACGGAACACCAAGCGCATTCACGAACTGCTGCTGCCCATTAGGCAACAGCGTCGCAGCATTCGCAATACAAGGCAACAGCCACAGCGCTGTCGCTACCGCAAACTTTCTCATTTCTTCTTCCTTTCAGGCGCTTGCCCGAACCGCTCCGGGAAAAAGCCAACTGCCCCTCTCAGCGCATTCGTTGTTACCGGCC